ACATATATACAAAACTACGTAGGCGTTGTAAAAGAAGGAGAATACGGTGATATGTACTTTAATAAAACTTTAAATGACTGGGGTAAATTTGATATAAACAAAAGAACTAAGTTTGACGCAACGATAAGTTCTGGTTTAGCTATAATGGCTTGTAATAGACATTTATATAAACCAAACCCTAATGTAAAAAAACAAGAATTAAACTTAAACATAGCAAGATATAGTAACTCAGGTATTATGTCTAAAATAATTAAAAAATAAAATATGGCTTACTCAACATATGTAAATTTTCCATCTCAAGTTGTTAGTGATTTAGAAAAAATGAGTTCAGACTATGGACTTAAAGTAGCTAAAGCTATAGAACAAGAGTGGTTTAATGGAACTGTAGGGTCGCAAGATTCAAATAGATACAACGATGAACGTTTTAGGTATCATAATTTAAGACTATACGCTAGAGGAGAACAACCTATACAAAAATATAAAGATGAATTATCTATTAATGGTGATTTGTCTTATTTAAACTTAGACTGGAAACCAGTACCAATAGTACCCAAGTTTGTGGATATAGTTGTTAATGGTATGTCTGAAAGATTATTTAATGTAAAAGCTTATTCTCAAGACCAATACGGCGTTAGTAAAAGAACAGAGTACATGGAAGCTATTATTAGAGATATGAAAACTAGAGCTTTTAATGATAGTGCTGAAGCTAAGTTTAACATGAACTTATATGAAACACGTAAAGAAGATTTACCTGATACAGAAGAAGAATTAACTTTACATATGCAAATGAATTATAAGCAAGCTGTTGAGTTAGCTGAAGAGCAGGCTATAGATGTTCTATTAAAAGGAAACAATTATCATTTAATTAGAAAAAGACTTATTTATGATTTAACGGTTTTAGGTATAGCTTGTGTAAAAACAAGTTTTAATTTTAGCGAAGGCGTAACTATAGATTACGTAGATCCAGCTCATTTAGTTTATTCTTATACAGACTCTCCTTACTTTGAAGACTTGTATTATATAGGTGAAGTAAAGACTATACCTATAAACGAGTTAGTAAGAGAGTTTCCAGGCTTAACAGAATCAGAGCTAGAAGAAATTTACTCATCTTCTTATGTTCACTCTTACAATAGAAACAATTATAAAGAAGTTTACGATAAAAATAAAATTCAAGTTTTATATTTTAATTATAAAACTTACACAAACGACGTTTACAAAGTTAAAGAAACTGGTACTGGTGCTGAAAAAGCTATAGAAAAAGACGATACTTTTAATCCACCAGAAGGAAAAGAAGGTGGATATTCTAAAGTTCAAAGATCAGTAGAGTGTGTTTTTGAAGGCGTATACGTTTTAGGTGCTAATAAATTGCTACAATGGAGAAAAGCAGAAAATATGATGCGTTCTAAAAGTGATTTTAATAAAGTTAAAATGAACTATGCGTTAGTGGCTCCTAGAATGTACAATGGAAGAGTACAGTCTTTAGTTAAAAGAATAACTGGGTTTGCTGATATGATACAGTTAACTCATTTAAAATTACAGCAAGTTATGTCGCGTATGGTACCAGATGGTGTGTACTTAGATGCTGATGGGCTTGCTGAAATAGATTTAGGTAATGGCACAAACTATAATCCACAAGAAGCACTTAACATGTTTTTCCAAACAGGTTCTGTTCTTGGTAGATCATTTACACAAGACGGTGATCCTAACCCTGGTAAAGTGCCTATTCAACAAATACAAAATAGCGCTGGTAGTAATAAAATACAAAGCTTAATAACTACGTATAATTATTATTTACAAATGATAAGAGATGTAACCGGTTTAAATGAAGCTAGAGATGGTAGTATGCCTGATCCTAGATCTTTAATAGGATTACAAAAAATAGCAGCTGCTAATTCAAATGTAGCTACTAGACATATTTTAGACGCTTCAATGTTTTTAACAGTAGAAACAGCTGAAGCTTTATCATTAAGAATATCTGATATACTAGAGTACTCTCCAACAGCTGATGCTTTTGTTCAAGCTATAGGTGCTCACAATGTTGCTACGTTAAAAGAATTATCAGAATTACATTTATATGACTTTGGTATATTTATAGAGTTAGAACCAGACGCTGAAGAAAAACAATTATTAGAAAACAACATACAAACAGCTTTATCTCAACAGTTAATAGACTTAGATGATGCTATCGATATTAGAGAGGTTAGAAACGTAAAGTTAGCTAATCAACTGTTAAAAATAAAAAGAAGAAAGAAAGCTGAAAGAGATCAACAAATACAGCAACAAAACATGAAAGCTCAAGCTGACGCAAATGCTCAAGCTCAACAAGTTGCTGCTCAAGCTGAAATGCAAAAAAATCAAGCTAAGGCTCAAACTGAAATATCTGTAGAAGAAGTAAAATCACAACTTAAGCTTCAACAACTACAACAAGAAGTTGAGTCTAAAAAACAACTAATGCAGTTTGAGTTTGACTTAAATATGCAAATGCAGAATGTGCAAGATGTTTCTAAAAAAGAATCTGATTTGTTAAAAGAAGATCGTTTAGATTTAAGAAAACAAATGGAAGGTAAACAAAAAAGTGAATTAGAAGTAGCAAAACAAACTGCAAGACCACCTAAAAAGTTCGAGTCTTCAGGTAATGATATACTAGGAGGTGGTATGGGATTAGATAAATTTAGCCCACAAGTAGGAACTTAAAAAAATTATTAACTATTATTATATTATATTATGACAGAAACTAAAAAAGAAGAGGTAGTTGACTCAACTACAAAAAAAGAACAACCTAAAACAGACAATGAGGTTGGTAAAATAAAGGTTAAAGCTAAACCTAAAGTTAAAAAGTTTAGCCAACCTGACGAAGTAACTAAAGTAGATTTAACTAAAAAACAAGAAGATGCCACTAGTAAGCAAAGCACAGATGAGATACCTGTTCGCGACGAATCCGAAACTAGCGAAAAAGTTTCTGAAGAAAACGTCGAAGCAACAGTTGAAGAACTTACCGGAGAAGAAGAACAAACCGTTCAAGATGAAAAACCCGTTGTTGAAGAAATAACAAATGAAGAAAATAAAGAAATAGAAGAAGTTAAAGAAGAAGTTGTTAAAGCTGTAGAAAAAGCAGAAGCTACAGGTGAACCTTTACCAGAAAATATTCAAAAGCTTATAAAGTTTATGGAAGATACTGGTGGTGATTTAGAAGACTACGTTAAATTAAATCAAGACGTCACTAAACTAGACGATCAAGATGTTTTATATGAGTATTATAAACAAACTAAACCTCATTTAAACATGGAAGAAATAAATTTCATGATGAGTGATCAGTTTGAGTATGATGAAGATAACGACGAAGAAAAAACTATTAAAAGAAAAAAACTAGCGTTAAAAGAGCAAGTTGCCAGCGCTAGGGCCTACTTAGACGGGCAAAA